AATTAAAGAAGATTATTTACGTATCTTAAGATACTTTAGATTTCAATCTAAGTTAGATAGTCCAAAGTGGGACGATGTCACATTAAATGCAATCAAAGATAATGCAGATGGCATGACAGGTTTATCTGTTGAAAGAATTTGGCAAGAAATGAGCAAATTGTTAATGGGTTCGAGTGCCAAAGAAGCACTTGAATGGATGAACAAGACAGGCGTATCAAGTAAGATTGGACTTGAAGGTATCAATCCAGCTAAACTAGGTGAGCCTACAGGACCTATTATTGCCCTTGCAAGAATGCTGGACAGTAGTGGTATTGCAAGAGATTGGAAGATGAGCAATTACGATAGAGAAATGTTTGACTTCTTAATCAAGCACAAAGGTGAAAACATCAATCCAAAACAAGCACAAGATATGATTATCAATGGTGCCTCACAGGATCATTTACTTGCATGGGCAAACATGCATGGCAAGAATGATGTATATGATGCAGTACACGGATTTGAACAACCAGACTTCCCAATCAATGGTAAAGACTTACTAGCAAGAGGTTATGTAGCTGGTCCTAATCTTGGTAAGATGATTGCTGATTTAAAAGATGAGTGGATGAAATCTAACTACAAACTAAGCAAGGAAGACTTGTTAAATAAAGTTCCAGTTAAAGAAACCATAGTATTAGAAGCAGTAGGCAAGTTTATGACAGGACATAATGTCAAGTTTGCTGGTAAGAAGTATGAACAAATTGAAGTTGAAGTCACAGGTGTTGATAATGACAAGAGACTTTATCATATATCCATACTTCATCCAAAAGAACTGTTCGGTAAACAAGTATCTATCTCAGCAAAATTCATGCATCGAGGACCATGGGTAAAAACAGATACGAAAAAGGTTGCAAATTGGGCTGAAAGCAAGTATGATAATTGGATGAATAAAAAATCATTAGATGAAGATTTCGAAAGACTATTAGAAGATAATACTCCTGATGTATATGTGGATATGGATGGCGTATTGGTTGATTTCTTTAATGAGTGGGCTAGAATTATGAATGTCAAATCATACAGAGACATACCAAAAGAGCAAATAGGCAAAGCACTTAAGAAGATTGTTAATACTCCAAACTTCTGGGAAGATTTGCCAACACTAGCAGGTCATAAAGAACTGCTCAACACAATTAAAGCCACAAAAGGCAAATATAAAATATTAAGTTCCCCTCTTGCAAACGATCCAAACGTGGATCCTGGTAAAAGAGAGTGGGTGAGAAAACATTTAAACTTCTTTAAACCAGAGCAAGTTATCATTGACCATAACAAATCAAAATATGCAACTAAGCAAGACGGTACACCGAACTTGTTAATTGATGATTTTGGTAAGAATGTCAAAGGATGGCAATCAGCAGGTGGTATCGCAATTAAACATCACACAACGACTACAGCCAATACAGTACAAGCAATTAAAAAAGTATTCAGTAGAAAAGATGTTAAAGAGGCGGCAGGCGTAGGGCGTGTCGTACCAGGTATAAATACCACAGTTGATGTAGGACCCAATGAAATTACTAAACAAGCTAAAAAGTTTGGTAATGACGTAGACAAGGATGGGAAACCTAAAAAGCTACTGCGTACAAAGAAAAAATGAATGAACTAAATCCAAATCTTCATAATTTAAAAAATACAATGTGTTTCAAAAACTGGAACGACATTATAATATCCTTACCTCAAAGAACAGTAAAGTGGTGTTGTAAAACACAACATACGCCTGAGCAAATGAAAGAACTAACATTTGACATAGATACGCTTACCGAAGATTTTTTATTTAATCATCCTATACTACAACAACGAAAGTATGAATTAAGTGGAGGCACCCGCAGTACAGATTGTTCAGGTTGTTGGAGAACAGAAGATGCAGGCGGAGAGAGTGTTAGAACATCATATAACAGTAATTACGATTATCCGTGGAGAATGCGTTTACAAAAAGCTGGCAATCATCCAAACATGGCTAAACAATTTCATAGAGATATGATGGAACGTGACAACTTCAAGTTTATTGAAATAGAATTAACAAATAAATGCAACATGGCGTGTGTATATTGTTGGGCTGGTTCTAGTACTCGTTGGCAAAAAGAAGTAGGTCAGCGTTTTCCAGATACAGATGATGCAATGTTTGATAAGACACTGAATATTTTAAATGATTATTGGGATAAGAAATTAGTAGGACAAGGACATGTTAACTTTAGTTTACTAGGCGGAGAGCCGTTTTTTACTGACCATATGTTTAAGTTTATTGAAGAATTTATGGTAAACATCAATGACACTCACACTGAAGGACAAATAGTAGTAATCACTGTTACAACAAATTTAAACTTCCCTAAAAAGAAATTCGATAAATTTATTGAACTAGTACATAGAACTCCAAATATACGTTACGAAATGCAACTATCAGGTGAAGCATTAAATAAGCAGAGTGAATTGATTAGGTGGGGATTAGATTTTAATAAATGGGATGAAAACTTAGATTTATTTTTTGAGAAATCAAAGGATATTGATAATCTAATTATTGGTTTTGGTTGCGCCCACAATAGTTTAAGTCTTCCCTACTTCAAAGATTTTTTAGTGTACCTTAATGATAAAATAAATAAGTATGAATACGATAAGACAATATTAATGCATCAGAATTGGGTAGATAATCCAGTGCATTTAGCAGTAGATTCATTAGAGCCACATCATGCAGATGCAATAGAAGAACAAATAGAATATTTTCAGAATATGTCTGGTAATTTCTATAAAAAACAAAGATATATTAGATTAATGAAGACAATGAAATCACTAGTAGAAAGCGAAGTGCCAGTAGAAACTAAGCTAATAGCACAAAAACAGTTTAAAATATTAGAAGATAGACGCAAAATCTCATATTCAGAGTGCTTCCCACACTTCAATGAACTAGTAAATTCCAATTAATTAATTAATTTGATAAATAGTAATATGAAATTAACAGAATTATTAGGTGAAAATTTTAGTGGAGCGTTTGCAGGTGTGGCTATGCCAATGACACCGGGTACGAAAGCTAAGGATGCCAAAAAGGCAGTAGACCCATATGGGTATTTGACACCTGGTAAGAAACAAAAGAACTATAAGATGGGTTTTTCTGCTAATGTAGGTAATTTAGTTTACAATAAGCCTGTCAAGAGTCCAATGATTAAGAGAGCAAAATAATGAAACTTACACAATTAACAGAGAGTTTTGTAATCAACAACGATGAGTTTGAAGATTACTTAAACCGTGGTACGGAACAACTCAAAACAGAATTAGAAGGTGGAAAGAATGCCCGTGATGCGGTTCATGATTTAGCCTTAACATTTTCACAACAGCATAATAAGTCTTATGAGGCATATGAACGTATGTCTGATAGTCTAGCGGCTCGTATGCATACACTAGAATTAGGTAATGACCAGGCTCCGGCTATGGATATGCCTGGTGAAATCCCATCGATGGATCCAGAAGCACCAAGCGACATGGACATGGCGCCTGATATGTCTCCCGAAGAACCAGAAGATGGTGAAATGAGCGGTATGGACATGAATGTTCCAGGTGCAGAGGAAATGCCAAACGATGAAGAAATGGCAGACTATGATGCAGTGATGGCCAACAAGCCAGACGCAGAAGAAAGCATGGAAGAATCAGCAGGGTCGCTCACCCAAGATGATTACGATGCAAAAAGAAAAGCATTACAAGACATTCAGTTGGACCCTGAGACAAGCAAAGACCCAGAATTAAAAGCAGAACTTATGCGTAGAATAGCATCACTTAATGCAGAAGCCAAAGCATCAGGTATCAAAGAAGGTACTATGATTGGCGGACTAATGAAATATGATGGTCAACCAGAAGAAGAATATGCTGAGGCAGTTTCAAAATATAATGAATTCATGGATGAACCACGTGAAGCAAATGACGAAACAACTGATATGGTTATGTCTTTTGTGTTTGATGATGAATTATTAGATGATATGGCCGAAGCACAAGAACAAGGTAACAAAGACGTTAGAGATATTGTTGCTAAAAGAATGGCAGAACTTGGTCACGCAAATGAATCAGTTTCAGAAGCAGATGAAAAACCATACATTTGTGTACATGCTAAAAAAGGCAAACACGAATGTCATGCGACTACCTCATACGGAGCGGCTAAAAAGGCGGCTGAACATTGGAAGATGAAATCAACTGCTGGTATCGATGCACATTTGGCAGTAGAAGAATCAGCAATGATTGAAGAAGGTGCAATGGATACTCTAAAGAAAATCGTAGCAGACAAACAAAATATGCCTGTTAAATTTGATGATGGCCAGATGAAAGTAGATTTATTTACTGCATCGGCTGTTACACAAGTTTATGATAAAGTTAACGATGCTAACAAAGAAAAAATTGACAACATGCTAAAAACTAAAGCTGGTATGTTAAAGATTGCCGACTTTGCTATGTCCTCACTTAAAGAGGGCAAATTAGGCACACTTGCTAAAGTAGGCGTAGGTATGGCGGCTAAAGCAGGAATGGATAAGAAAACAGCAATTAAAACAGCTAGAGGCATTGAAAAGGGTATCGCAGTTGGCAAAGCAGTAAAGAATTCACCAATCACAAAAGCAGTAGGTAAAGGTATCGGTGGTGTTGCGAAAGCGGCGGCAATTGGTATGCAAAACAAACTATCTGGTGTTAGTGGTGGTGCTGTCCCAACAAGTAAGAAAAAAGTATTCAATGCAGACGATGTAGCAGACAGAATTGTTAACAATTCGGCTAGACTTGCAATGTCAGAGTACAATGAATTCTACAAAGAACTAGATAAAGCGGCTAAGCAAGGTAAGAAAGCTGGTGACTCTATCTCAGTTGGTGGTAAGAACATCAAACTAAAATCTAATCCAAAGAAAATGTCTGACCTAACTGACTCAGACTTTGCAAAAATCGATGTAGTAGCACAGAAACTAATGGACGCAAGTTGCGGTTCACATGGAAAAAAACGAAAATAACTATTGACTTTCGTAGTCACTTAATGTATTATAAAAGAGTGTCCTAGAAATAGGGCGCTCTTTTTTAACCTAAGGAGGCAACTATATGTCAATCGATACATTAAGTCCAGAAGACAAAGCAAAACTAACACAACTCGTGGATGAAGGTTGTTCAGTTTTACAGGAATGTGAAGACCTTAAAGGTGGTCTACGTGATACAGTTAAAGCAATCGCAGATGAGTTTGATATCAAACCAGGTGTTCTAAATAAAGCGATTAGCCTAGCACATAAGGCAAAACTAACAGAAGCAAAACAAGACTTTGCTGATGTTGAAGAAGTGTTAGAGACTGTAGGACGCACCCTGTAAATGAGTTATGTAGACGCTTATTACAATAGAGATAAAGACATTGTTCAAGTAATAGAACGTGTCGATGGAAAACGTGTCTATAACGATTTCCCTGCATGGCGAACTTTCTATGTGAAAGATCCTCGAGGACAACACTTAAGTATTCACGGAGATAAAGTCCGTGAAGTAAAGTGTAAACGGCTCAAAGACCTACACAAAGAACGAAGAATAAATGCAGGTAAGTCACTATACGAAAGCGATATCAAACCAGAAGTAAGATGCTTAAGTGAGAACTACAACGGTGTAGATTCTCCAAAGCTACATACTGCTTTTTTTGATATCGAAGTAGACTTTGATGCAGATAAGGGATTTGCTCCACCAGAGGATCCCTTTATGCCTATCACTGCAATCACTGTTTATCTACAGTGGTTAGATAAACTTGTAACATTCGCTATCCCTCCTAAACATATGCAAGAGGGAGAAGGACTTGAAGAAGCAGAACGCATTTGTAATCAATTTGATGATACATTTTTATATCTTGATGAAGTAGATATGTTAAATGATTTCATTGCATTGATTGATGATGCAGATGTTTTATCAGGTTGGAACTCAGAAGGTTTTGATATTCCATATACAGTTAGACGTATTACTCGCATGATGAGTAAATCACATACACGTAAACTGTGTTTATGGGACTTGCTTCCGCATGAAAGAAAAGTAGTCAAATATGGCAGAGAACAAATTACATATGATTTGTCAGGGCGAATTCACCTAGACTATCTTGAACTTTATCGTAAGTATACATACCACGAAATGCATTCGTACTCACTTGATGCTATCGGCGAATACGAACTTGGTGAAAAGAAAATTGCATATGAAGGCACACTAGACCAATTGTATAACAGAGACTTCTATAAGTTTGTTGAATACAACAGACAGGACGTTGCACTTCTTGGTGAAATGGATAAGAAGCTACAATTTATTGATTTAGCAAATGAAATTGCACACGACAATACAGTTAATATCAAAACAACTATGGGTGCAGTTGCAGTTACAGAACAAGCAATCATTAATGAAGCACATAGACGAGGTATGGTTGTTCCAGATAGAAAGAAGCGTGACTGGACAGAAGAAGATATTGAACCCACTGACGCAGAGTTAGAAGCGGCAGAGAAACAGAAAGCCGCGGGCGCCTTTGTTGCAGATCCAAAGACTGGAATTCAACGATGGGTATCAGGTATTGATATTAACTCACTCTATCCATCTATTATTCGTGCATTAAATATGTCTCCAGAAACTATTGTTGCACAACTCGAACCAACTCTAACAGAAAAAATGATTGGTGATAGAATTGCTAATGGTAGACGAGGTGGCGGTAAAGGCTTTGGTGCGGCGCAGGCTTGGGAAGATACGTTTAGTGCAGAAGAATTTAGACTTGTTAATGAAAAAGATAAAACAGAAAAGATTAATCTTGTATTAGAAGATAATAAAGATGTTCGAAATGAAATGACAGGCGCAGAGATACACAACTTAGTATTTCAAAGTGACTTGCAATGGGCAATTACTGCCAATGGTACAATTCTAAAACAAGACGTACAAGGTATCATTCCTAGTTTATTAGAACGTTGGTATGCTGAACGTAAGATACTACAAGCAAACAAGAAAAAAGCTATTGAAGATGGCGACAAAGAAGCTATTACATTTTGGGATAAACGACAGCTAGTTAAGAAGATTAACTTGAACAGTTTGTATGGTGCGATTTTGAACGCTGGTTGTAGATTTTATGACAAACGTATTGGTCAAAGTACAACTCTATCTGGTCGTTGTATTACAAGACACATGGGTGCTAAAACTAATGAAGTAATCGCTGGTACTTATGATTACAAAGGCGAGTCCATTATCTATGGTGATACAGATAGTATCTATTATTCTATGTATCCTGTTTACAAGGAAGACATTGATGCAGGTAAGATTGAATGGACTAAAGAAAAAGTTATTGAACTGTACGATGAAATTGCAAATCAAGTCAATGCAAGTTTCCCTGACTTTATGAAAGACTTCTTTAATGCTCCACGCAAACAAGGTGAGATTATTGCGGCGGGTCGAGAGAACTGTGCAACTATGGGTATCTTCATTAAGAAGAAACGATACGCAATGCTTATCTTTGATGATGAAGGCGTAAGAAAAGACGTAGATGGTAAACCTGGTAAAGTAAAAGCTATGGGTCTCGATTTAAAACGTAGTGATACTCCTGATTATATGCAGAACTTTTTGAGTGATGTTCTTGTTACAATTCTAACAGATGGTACAGAACAA